AAGCTGCTGGTAGAAAAAAGATGGGTAAAAAATTAACTGCTGGTCAAAAGAAATTGCCTAAAAGATTACAAAAGGCAATTATGAAAAAGAGAAAGAAAAAGAAAAAATAATGGCTAAAAATATACCTACAAATAAAGCGTTGTACTCAAGAGTGAAGGCAGCAGCAAAAAGAAAGTTTAAGGTTTATCCTTCTGCTTATGCTAATGCTTGGCTTGTTAGAGAATATAAAAAACGTGGTGGTAGGTATAGAAAAGGTAAATAATGGCAAACACTGGTTTAAAGAAGTGGTTTGCTGAAGAATGGGTAGATATTGGTGCACCTAAGAAAAAAGGTAAATACCAGAAATGTGGGCGTAAGTCTGCAAGTAAAAGTAAAAGAGGATACCCAAAATGTGTGCCAAAAGCTAAAGCTAAATCTATGACTGCTGCGCAAAAACGAAGTGCGGTCAAAAGAAAAAGAGCTAAAAAACAAGGAGTGGGAGGTAAGCCAACAAATGTAAGAACATTTGTGAAGCGTAAGAAAAAGAAATGAGAGGACTAAAACCACAAGTTAAAAGACATACAAATGGTAAGAAAAAAACTAGGCAAGGACAAAGCACTAGGACTAAGTATGGAACTAAAGCTAGTAAAAAATATTATAAAAAACGTTATAGGGGACAAGGATAATGGCTAAGAAAAAAGACCCAAGGTTAGCAAGAGCTGGTGTTTCTGGTTATAATAAACCTAAACGTACTCCTAACCATCCTAAGAAATCTCATATTGTAGTTGCTAAAGTTGGCGATAAAATTAAAACAATACGTTTTGGTCAAAAAGGAGCAAAGACTGCGGGAAAACCTAAAAAAGGTGAATCAAGACGTATGAAAATGAAAAGAAAAAGTTTTAAAGCAAGGCACGCTAAGAATATAGCGAAAGGTAAAATGTCAGCTGCATATTGGGCTAACAAAGTTAAATGGTAGGGGATTATGCCGATACAAAGAAAAGGAGTAACTAAAGGTGATATGGTTCGTGCTATAAAAGGCATTGAACTTCACTTGATGCAACTTCAACAACACATCATAATGATAGATAATATTTTAGATAAATATATTATTATGAAAAAAGACAAAGATAAATTTACAAAGTTTATGGAAGATGAACATAAACAAGAACAACGTAAGCAAAGCAGAAAAAGCACTAAAACTAGCAAGTAAAGACTTAATAGCTTTTGGTAAACTTTTTCTTCCTGATGATTTTATGAGGAGTGAAACACCTCCATTCCATTACGAAATGGCTGATGCTATTGATGACAATAGTGTAAAACAATTAGCTGTTATCTTACCAAGAGGACACGGAAAAACTGTACTAACAAAGTGTTCTATTATAAAAGATTTTTGCTTTTGCCCAAAAGACGATATGTTATTTTATGCTTGGGTATCAGCAACACAAAAATTAAGTACTGGTAATATGGATTATATTAAGTACCACTTTGAATACAATGAAAAAATAAAATACTACTTTGGTAGTTTGAAGGGAAAAAAATGGACAGAAGAAGATGTGGAGTTAGCAAATGGATGTAAACTCATTAGTAAATCGAATGTTGCGGGTATTAGAGGGGGTGCTAAATTACACAAAAGATACGACCTCATCATTCTTGACGACTTCGAACACGAAGCAAATACTATCACGGCTGAAGCGAGGGCTAAGAATAGCAATCTCGTTACTGCTGTTGTTTATCCTGCTATTGAGCCTCATACTGGTCGTCTTCGGGTCAATGGTACTCCTGTGCACTATGATAGCTTTATCAATAACCTCATCATTAATTACGAGCGTAGTAAAAAAAGCAAAGACGATTTTGCATGGAGAGTAATTACTTATAAGGCAATACAACCAGATGGTACATCGCTTTGGGATAGTTGGTTTCCTATATCTAAGCTAGAAGAAAAGAAAAAGTTTTATCAAGATAGTGGAACGCCTAGCAAGTTCTATCAAGAATATATGATGGAAGTACAATCTGAAGAAGATTCAGTTTGGGGTAGAAAACACGTAAAGTACTGGGAAGGTTATTATGATTACGATAAAGCTGAAAGTCAAGGATATATCAACATTGATGGCGTAAGAACTCCTGTAAATACGTTTATTGGATGCGACCCAGCAACAGATATTAATACTAAAAATGCAGACTTTAGTGTTATTATGGTAGTAGCAGTTGATGCAAATAATAATCGCTATGTATTAGAATACGAGCGTCATCGTAGTATTCCTACTTTAGGTGCGAAAGATGACAGTGGAGTTATTATTGATAAAAAAGGTGTAGTAGATTACATTATAGAAATGTATAAAAAATATAAT